TCATGAGGGGCTGTAATAAAGCCACCCGTTGCTCGTTTTGTAGGACTACTAAACAAATCTTCAACATTTGTGATATCTGATCTATCTGTTGTAGCACCATAAGAACTTAAGGCATTTCTATAATCTTCAACACTAGGTGCTTCAGACATTGCATAAGCAGCGCCTATAGGATCAGCAGCTTCGGCCATAGACCTTTCAGCATTAAGAGTATTAAACTCAGCTAGAGACTCTGCATAATCTCTATCTGATCGTGCTGTTTCTTCATTGTAAGAGAGAGCGGGTCCAACTTCAGGATCAGTGGCAGTTCCAAATTCACGACCAATTTGAGTACCCAGACCAAACAGACCCATATAATCGGCTGCTGTTCTTGCTGCGTTAGCTACAGACGCTGCTGCTGCTGAGAAAGCATCTGGTCCTGTGTAACTATACGTACCATTTTTATCTACAGTTACAGAGACATTATAACCACGACTTTTCATTTCTGCTTCGTGTGACCTAGCATCTTGTCTATCACTTGCAGACATTGCAACATCTCGTGTATCAAAATAACCCATATCAACAAGATCATTATAACCATAAAGATCAGGATCTTTATCCATAGCAATATCTACAGCGGTTGTATCTATTGCTGCTTGTTGTTCTGCTTGAGTAGCTTGCGCTCCTAGAGCATCTGCTGCTGCTGCTTGCTGTTCTGCTTCTGCTGCGGTAAAGCCGGGGGTATCAGTGGAAAGAGCATCCGGGTCCATATCTCTTTCAGCTACAGCGTCTTCGTAGTCGTCTAAATCTGCTTCAGAAAAGTCCGTGGCACCCGGATCACCAAATCCCATTTGATCAGTTGTATCATCAGTACCAGCGCCTTCACTGCCCGCTCCACCTTCACCAAAACAGCAGTGAGCAACCTCATAATTATTAAAATAGTTAAGCCAAGGCTGCTCTTTAGAGTAACTATCATTCCACATTGGTTTTTTAAATTCGTTTAACATTACTTACTCTATTACTCCCCAACCTTTTAAAATTAACTTTTTTTGATAATCCCATTTCTTTACGTAGTTTATCAAGCCTACGTAAAACTACTGAACCACCACCCATAGGACAGAGTACATTGATTAACCATAAATTATCTCCGCTATCCCAATCATCTGCTTGAATTTTATATTTATTATTTTTATATGCTTCTGATAATTCATCTGATAATAAAGCCCAACTTGCAAATCCTGTTAAAACTTTTTCATCATTATATATTCTATACTGCTCTAATTTTAGAGGTGGTACTATTATTTTATATATGTCATCAAGTCTCATGTTCTTGAATGGTGCTGGACACGCAGACATTATAAGCAAGACTTTTTCTAAATCTTTCACTATACTATTATACCATACTTTTTATCGTTATCCAAATTTAAAAAGACCAATAAGTTTTCTTTTTAGTTGGTGGTGCATCTTCAAGGTCTGGATCATCTGGATGTGTTAGATGCCAAGACTCTTTCATGTAGTGAATAGCCATTGTCATTGCATCTACTTGGTCATCGTGAGCAGCATTGGGAAACCTTAGTAATTCCTCTACTAATTCATCTGACCACTTCTTCTTACTGGGTATCCACATTCTACCAGCCTCAATGATTGGAGAAGCTGAGTATACTCTGGATACCTTATCCCTATCTGGTGTGTACTCCATTACAGGGAGACCACTCCGACGCATGTCCTGTAGCAAAGACTGCCCACTGGCTTTTTTCTCAACCATACACACGTCTGGTCTATGCTCATCATACAGCTTCTGAGTAATCCTACGTAGTTCTGGGTACTCAAACCTACCCCTGATATTTCCCAGTAGGATTAGATTGGGCGTTAAGTCTTCTATACCATTATCATCTTGGTTATACATGGAGAATATCCCCCATGTCTGGATAACACTGTAGTCAGCCGTAGTTCGTGTAGAGAAAGCAGTATCATATGTTTGAATTACAAAATCACAGCTAGGTGGTTCTTCATCATCCCAGTATTTCAACCATCTTTTCTTAATAATACCACCCTCTTCAGGTGTGGGGTCTTGCATGTAGAGAGCATTCCAGTATCTACTGCCGTTGGAGGCTTTGATCTCACTCTCATCCATGCGAAGAGTTTCATCAGTCTTCCATTCGGGAAAGTAACTAGAGCCTACAGGTAAGTCAAGCAATTCTGCTGCTTCTTCGTCTACCCATGCAGGTATTCTAATTACTTCCCATGGGATTGTTTCAAACTCTCCCATATTCTCCTGTTGTTTTAGCAACCAACCACAGAGATCGTCATAGTGGTAGCGTGTATTAATAATTACTATAGACCCATTGGGCATGATGCGGGTTCTAAGCCCCGCTGGATACCATTCTTTAATGTATCTCCTGCCTGAAGCACTGATTGCGTCCTCTTCAGACATCACATCATCCAGTATAGCTATGTGTGCGCCACGTCCAGCTATCTGAGACCTAACCCCAGCAGCATAGTAAGACCCATTGTGGTTTGTCTTCCACTTACCAGCAGCTCTGACGTCGCTTCTTAAAGAGACTCCTTTAAATATCTTCTCAAACTCTTCAGTACCTACTACATCACGGACAGACCTACCAAAATCACTGGACAATTGGTCACTATGGGAGACAGTCAGTATCTCATGTGCAGGATTTCTACCAATATACCATGCTGGAAAGAGCTTAGAGCAGATAACAGACTTAGAAGACCGTGGTGGAAGAAAGACCATCAGTCGTTTTATCTTACCACTCTCTAAATCTTTTAGTTTATTTGATATAACTTCAATATGACGACCCATCTTCCAGTCAGACACCATCATAGGTGCCATGACTTTAACGAATGTTAGGAAATCATCTTTAGAGTCTTGCTCTATCTTAGTATCTAACAATCCCTTTAAGTTAATATAGGGTTGTAGGTACTCATTAGTATTGTCTAGTAACTCCATAGTTACTATTATACACTACAAAGTTCTATAGTACAACTATAAAATTAAAATAAATATAAATAATATATATTAAAGTAACTTTAAAGTAACTTAATAGGCGCAGATCGTACTTTACAGCCGCAGCCATTTTTTATTTTGATTAGAAGTCCGAGTTATTTTCTAAATATATGTCATTGCTGTTTTATATATATATACATGCGGGCGTGTTTTTTCCCCTACCCCACTACATAGTGCGACGATGTGTCACATAGGACTCCGTAGGAGTCCCTATCTAACTCTGTAGTAAAGTCTAAGTTCTTACGAAGACTTTACAAAGAGTTAGTAAGGAAACTTTAGCCAAACTGTTGCAAATTTGTCACAGTTACTACGTAAATCATCCCAAAGAGGGATGTAATGGCACATTGTCTTACTACGTAAGCCCTTGGCAAAACATGTTAAGTCGTTGTGATTGTTACACAATCCAACACATTGCACCATGTCAAGCACCAAAGGTGCCGTGATGAAATGCACAGCATTTTGACGATGGGTTTGACAAATCAAAGACGATATACTAATTAATATCTTTAGTAGAGTATCTTACGATACTAAAGAGATTAATTAGATTATAACTACCAACCTCAACCAACCGGAGTTTTACCATGAAAATCAACGACATCGCCTATCTTCAAGCAGAGCTTGACAATGCAACTGGCAACCTTGTTGCCTATCCTAGCATCGGTGGCAACGGCATTGACCTCCATAACCAAGCTGGTTATGTTGCAACCTATGACGATGCCGAGGATGTACGTTACGAGGTTCTCAAAGGTTAATTATTAGCCCTGTAGTAGAACATAGTGATACTACAGGGCGTTAATTAAATAGGAAGATTTGCTATGGAATGTCTAGTCGAAGTCAAGTCAGTTTATGGTCAGGATAAGGTATATCCAGCCTGTGATAAATCGTCTCTACTTGCCAAACTTTCTGGCAAAACAACATTAACCAATGAAACATTAGCCCTAGCTAAACAGCTAGGCTACACTTTCAAACAAAAGCAAATAGTATTATGATTGGAAAAATAGCATCATTCTTTGGAATATTGATAGGAATATTCTTAATAGTCAGTGGCACCCTACTGCCTCTTGATATTATCATATCAATACTGTTAGTCTGTATGGGAGCTATTGTAATAACAGCAAGCATAGCTTACCTAGACTACATCACATCTTATCGGAGATAAACATGACTAATCGTATCACAAAGAAAACTTTAGAGGCTAAACTAGAACGCCTTAATGCTAAGTTGCATGACGCCGCATGTATGGATTTAGACTATGCCGAATGTTATGGCGGTTATTGTTTGGTAAATTACAAAGGTTCACACCATGCAACGCCACGCATGTCTGGTAAGGAAATGGACCAATATCTTAATGGCGCATTGGATTGGATAACATGAGAATAAAACTAGAAGGAGAAATAGAATGTTCAAAGACCATCAACCAATGATCCATGAGTGGGCAAAGAAAAGCCCAATCAATACCATGCGGGTGATATGGCTTGTCAGTGCGACAATTCAGCAACACTTTAGCACGGCAGATAAAATTTATAATTCTTTTCTGAAAGAAGGTATGGAAAGTAAGTATGCTTGGGGTGCCAAGGCTGACACGCTAATGTATTCTGCCAAGCATAAGAAAGAATTATACGAAGCTATCTTTGATCCTGATATGCCATTGGCAGTCAAACTTTTAAACGTAGCTGCCATACCCGGCATTGGATTACCCAAGGCTGGCTTTGTATTACAACTATGTATTGGCGAAGCGGGTTGTTTAGATAGCCACAATCTTAAAAGGTTTGGGCTATCAGCCAGTGCATTTAAACTACCCAAGAAACTAAAGTATGATACCGCTTTAAGAAAAGCTGAGTTGTACTTGAAAACATGTGAAGAATTAGGTGGGTGCGAATACCTTTGGGATAGTTGGTGTGAATACATTTCATACTTGTATCCGAAAAGATTTGGAGGACGTAACCATGTATCAGCTTGCCATGTAGAATATTTAATTCCGACTTACGTTGAAAAATAACATACTAATTAGATAACTTATAGTAGAACAGAGTGATACTATAAGGTATCAATTAGATAAGTAACACACAAGGAAAACCAACATGACTAAAACATTCGACGCTTTCATTAACAAATCATGGAAAGAAATCAAACAGAAGGAAAAGGGCGACAACTCGCTATACCTTAAAGCAATAGAGGATGGCTTGCCAGTACGAATTAGAGGCACGGCTAAAAACGGTAAAGAGTTCTTTAAAGTTCTAAAGAACGCTGACGCACTACCAGAAGGCACAATAACTTCACAGAAAGCAGCTTAAACGGCTTGTGGTGTAGCCTTAATACACCAAAAACACAGAAGGACCAAGACTATGAGTACGATTAAAGAACTAAGTAAGTACGAAGCATACCCCGTCTATAAAATACCTACAGATGGTACTATTAAAATAGTAAAGGCTGAAGGACAACGAGAACCACTACCAATATCTCTATCTAGATTGCAAAAATCTATAGAAAGATGTAATCTTTTAAAACAAAAACCAATCAATGCTGTTTGGTATAAAAAAGAACTAATTGTATTTGATGGATGGCATAGATATATATCAGCCAAAGTAGGTATTAAGGGTAAAAGTTTAGAAGCATTTTTTATTGTTGTAACAGAAGATGAATACGATGATGAATGGATGGCACATTTAAATTCTTGTCAACAAAACTGGAAACCTATGCACTATGCAAATATGTTTTCTAAAGGTAAAGATAAAGACAAAGCAAGAATTTATACAAAATTCTTAGAGTATTATAAGAGATATACAGTAACCGCTGGTGTATTGATAGCATTGTATAATAATAAAGTTAGTCGCCGTAATCAAGAGATGGATGAGTTTAAAAATGGTGATCTATCAGAGACACACATTAAGAATGTGGAAGAAAAGCTATCGAAGATAGATACTCTAAGATTCTCAGCTTCAAATCCAGCACTGTTACACAGTACATTAGTAAAGCAACAGTTTCAACAAGCTATCATTGTTGCACTCACAACTAATGGATTTAGTTTTGAAAAGTTTATTTATAATCTGAGTAGGAGCCGCCATAAGTTTAATTTACTTGCTAAACAGAGGGATATGCTTGAAGAAATCTTTCGGATTGAAAGAAAGAAATAATGTCTATCATTAACCATACAGAAACAACTAAGAATGTAGTACTTAGTCTCTTTAAAAAGGGGCTGAGTGCTACAGAGGTGGCACGAGAATCGAACAAGCAATTGAGAGGTCAGCTAAATAGATTGCTCACAAAGAACTCTGTTCTTGGTATTAAAAATAGGGCTGGAAAGTGTATACCAAAAGGCTTCCACAACTATCCTACAGAACGTAAGAAAAAAACTTATTCAACCTATGATAAATCAGTAGCCTTCAATGAAAAGGTCGAGAGAATACCATACGAACAGACAGTTAAGGCTAGATTAATTGCAGCACTAAGATAAAGTATGAGGTGATAGAAGATGTATAATCCAGACAATTGGGTAGTAATTGAGATTGGTGGTGATGATCCACATTATCGTGTGCTCGCAGGATGGAGTGGTGGATACCTCACTGGCGATAGTTGGCGCATGAACAGTGGTATTACTCGTGTAGAGGATGCGGGTGATCGATATAACTTCTATGGATCGAGTGGCAGCTGTTATAGCTGCGGCAAGGAAAGTTATACTCTACGTATGAATAATGCTCATATCTGGAATCAATTTAAAGAACTACATGGCGACAAAGTTGAGATGATGTCAGAGGACACAGATTGGTTAAACATGGATTGGATTATCAAATGAATATTCATCATGAACCTCTATTTAACACTCAAAAGATTTGTGAACACTATCCGAAAAGGACGGTGCAGACAAGTTAAGGCTAGATTAATTGCAGCACTAAGATAAGGAAAATTAAAATGACTTGGGTTATTGTACAAAAATGTGTAGATTGTGGTGGACATGGTGAATTATATAGTTATTATACTACACCTAACAAATGCCATGAGTGTGAAGGGACGGGTGAGAAGGAATACTATGAAGAAAATTATCAGTATGACACTGTAGATGACGTGAAAGAAGACTACTCTAATCCTCTTACTGTAATACTAACTAACTAAGGAAGACCAATGAATACTTCAATGCACCGTGTAAGTTCTATTACTATCTCTAAAACAGATATGGAAACATTTGGAACAGTAGAAGTAGAGGTGACAACAACTGATGGAGAAAGACTTACAATAACATGCTTCCATGAAACTGATGCACCTATTACCCTAGAAACAGGAGAATGAATATGTTTGACCATGATAAACTAAACTTTCAAGTAGAGAAGTTCCCACTGTATACACCCTACTGTGGGCTACATAACCCCAGCACTATAGCTAAAGTACCCTCTGATATCGGTGTAGGTCTTCGTCGTGTAGATACTATGGAGCCACTGGCTATTGTATCAGACAGCTATGAGCCTACACAGTACCTAACTATCGTAGATCAGATCGAAGACGCACTCAACCTAGCAGGGTTGGACCTAACTGATGCTCAATTTACTACCAACACCTACGACAGTGGTGCAAGGATGGAGTTGATTGCTAAGTTCCCTGCCCATGCACAGGACATAGATGGCACAGGTCCAGTGATACCACAGTTCGTCTTCCGCACCAGTCACAACAGGACATGGGCTAACAACGGCATGATGGGCCTATTCAGGGCGTTCTGTTTCAACACTTTGGTCAGTGGTGATAAGCTGGCCTACGTGTACGGTAGGCACACCAAGGGCTTCGATGCTGTGTCATTTGGTGCTAAGATCAAGGCGGCATCTGAATATATTTCTGGTGAAGGGTTGACAAAGATGAAGGGATGGTACAATAAAGAGGTAGACAGGGAGGATGCAATTGATTTGTTCACCAAGACATTAGCAAAGCGATTCGATAATGTCAAACGTAAAAATGTAGCCAACAAAGTTATGTTGTCTAACCTCATGAAAACCTTTGACAATGAGAACCGTCACGTACATGGTAAGGGTCTCTATGAGAAGTATGGTACACAGATGAAGGGTTCACTCTGGACGGCTTATCAGGCTGCTACTGAGTGGTCTAGCCACACAGCCACACCTAGAATGAAGGGTAAGGCACACACTCGTAAAGTATTACGTGAAGAAGAGGTAAAGAAAATGTTGGTGTCACCTACTTGGTTAGAATTGGAGGCTGCATGATGGTAGAATATATTATTACATCAGTAATATTTATAGTTGTGTCTATTATAGTTTGCACTGTGATTATACATGTGGTATAATGTAGAAAGGAGTTATTAAGTTATGTACTTTAATTACTACAACCATGAAGATATACCTGAAGAACTACAAGAGTATGTTGTGTCTACTTTAACATTCTCTGGGTATACTATAAGTAGTATAGCTGAAGTAAGTATAGCAGACATCAATGGGTTCTTAAATATGAATGAAGAAATGAGGGAAGATTAATGAGTATAGTAGAAGGAAAGGTGTGGGGGACAACGATCCCCCTCATCCAACGTCCTCAAATAGAATTGCATTCTATCTTTGTTAATGCTGGTGGGTATTGCTCTAAGCATTGTCATCAGTCAAAGATAAATGCTTTCTATGTTGAGGATGGTGAGTTAGAAATACACAGGTGGAAAGACTATGACTTAGTAGATGTCACAGTTCTATATGCTGAAGACGTAGCGATAGTTCCTGCGGGAGAGTATCATATGTTTAAGGCTAGGCGTGACACTAAAGCACTAGAAGTTTATTGGTCTGAGCTATCACTCAATGATATTGAAAGAGATGTTGTAGGTGGTATGTCTAAGGAGGATGATCTATTTCCTGAATCTATGGGAGATATATTCCAAATGTCTTCTCCTGATATTCTTGGAGTAAACCTAAGAGGTAAAGATGTCTAATATACTAGAGATTAAAAAGGTTGCAAGCGTTCCGACGTTAGTAGCTACTGCTGACTATGATCGTCTTGATTTCTCAGAGAAGTTAAAGTTTCTTATCAAGACACGTACAGTAATTGAAAAAGAAATCAGTTGGGTTGAAAAAGATTTACAAAAGTTTGTCAGTAATCGTAAGTTTTAAATTAAAATGTATATAATAGTTCAAGACATTCTAAATGAAAAATGTGTGGAGATAAAAGAGTTTGATTGCTTTGATCTATTAACAACACCTACTGGTATACCTCTTAAGTTTAATACTGAAGGAGAAGCTATAGAATTTCTACACTCTCTAGGTATTGATGATAGTGTAGTATTTGAGGAAGGAGAGATTAGAATTGACAGAGTTCACTGAAGAATATAATGGGTACGTAGCTGTCCTACATAAGAATATAGCTACACTAAAGTCACAAGTAAGAGAGTTGACTGACGCTAATAAACAACTTAGAAAAGAATTGTCTATTGCAAAGCAAGGTAGCACTCCAAATAAGTTATGGGCTGAGTTAAATGACGGCAGAGATACATAACTTTTATGCACACTGGAAAGAAAAGCAAGAGTCCCTAAGAAAATCTCTTGGATATCCTGCTGATCTATGGTATACTATGTTAGACAACGGGTATGAACCTACAAACGAGGAAGAAGTAGAAAAGTTTTTAGAAGATATGATAGATAATGAGTAAAAATTTTTGGCAGAAAGAACGGTCATCTCTATTGAGAGGACTTGTTCGCCAGTACAAAGAAGAAGGTTATGATATTAAAGAGGCTAGGAAACTAGCTAACATTGAGATCAATGAGATCATGGAAGACAAAGAAGATTTTGTTAGCAACCTATGGGATGAAACCTTCGAAGATGTATAACCTAGTATACAGAGGCGCAGATGCCAAGAGTAACACCCTGAAAAGCTACAGGACTAGACGTGAAGCACAACAAGAGCTTGACGACAGACAGGGCTTGTGCTATATGTTAAGACTACAAGACCATGAGACCTATTCAATTGCAAAAGGATATTCCAATGCAGCCCGAAGAACAAGGAAGAAAGGGGCCGTGTCCCAAGTGTGATTCTTCTGACGCCAACCATCACTACAATGATGGACACACCTACTGCTTTAGCTGTAAAACTTATCAACATCCAAAGGAAGTCACGACCATGGCTACTAGATTACCAATACAAAAGACTGTGGCGGCTACGCCACTTACTGAACTAACATCTAGCAAGATGGCTGAGTATAATGATATTGCAGATCGCAAGATACTGAGAGATACAGCCAAGAAGTATGGCACCCTCACAAAAAAGAAGGGGTCCATGACAACACACCATGTCTATCAGTACTATGATACAAATGGTAATCATATCTGTAATAAGGTACGTGACACAGCCAACAAAAAGTTCTGGTCCGAAGGACAGATGACCAGTGCTGGCCTCTTTGGTCAGAATGTGTTCACACAGAAGGGTAAGTTCGTTACCGTTTGTGAGGGTGAGGTAGATGCTATGTCTGCCTATCAAATGATGGGGTCTAAGTGGCCTGTCGTTTCCCTGAAGAATGGTGCAGCATCAGCAGTGTCTAACTGTAAGCAATCTTTTGAGTACCTTAATCAGTTTGATCAGGTAGTCTTATGCTTTGACAATGACAAGGCTGGCAAGCAAGCAGCTGCTGATGTAGCTGAAATCTTTGAGCCTAACAAGTGCAAGGTTATGAACCTAGACTTGAAGGATGCCAATGAATACCTCAAGGTGGGTAAGTCAGAAGACTTTATGACTGCATGGTGGGGTGCTAAGTCCTTCACCCCTGCTGGGATTGTCAACCTGCATGATCTAGGTGATAGTCTGTACGATGAGAGCTACTGCGAGACCTGTCTCTACCCTTGGACACAGTTGAATGAGAAGACCTATGGCATGAGGACGGGTGAGCTAGTGACGTTCACCAGTGGTGCTGGTATGGGTAAGTCCAGTATCATGCGTGAGCTAATGCACCACCTACTTATGAATACCAAAGATAACATTGGTATCTTGGCAATGGAAGAAAGCATACGCAATACAGCCTTCAATATCATGTCAGTGGAGGCCAATGCTAGGCTCTATATCAAAGAAGTACGTGATCAATATACCAAGGCACAGTTAACAGAGTGGCAAGATAAAACTATAGGTAGCAAGAGGTTCTTTGCCTTTGATCACTTTGGTTCTATCAGTAACGATGAAATCTTAGGCCGTGTTCGTTACATGGCAAAGGCACTAGGAACTAAGTGGATTATCCTTGATCATCTATCTATCTTGGTATCAGGTCAGGAAGACAACGGTGATGAACGTAAGTCAATTGATATTCTAATGACTAAGCTGCGTTCTCTGGTTGAAGAAACAAACATAGGCTTGCTACTTGTGAGCCACCTACGTCGGCCAAGTGGTGATCGTGGACATGAGGATGGCCGTGAGGTATCCTTGTCCCACCTGCGTGGGTCTGCCAGCATTGCACATCTATCTGATGCAGTCATAGCACTGGAGCGTAACCAACAGGCAGACGATGAGCAAGCAGCCAACACCACCACCATACGTATCTTGAAGAACAGGTATACTGGTGACACTGGTGTCGCTTGCTACTTGCACTATGATAAAGATACTGGTAGGATGACACAGATTGATAACCCTTTTACGGAGGATGAGTAATGGCTTGGTTAGATAAAGAAAAAGAAAAAAAATGGAGCAGAGAATATAGGAAAAGCCGATACCACAATGATCCTGAGTTTAAAGAAAAAGAAAAAGCTAGGAGAAGAAAGTATACCGCCAATCATCCTGAGCAAACGAAAGAACATTGGCAGAAATGGAAAGAAAAAACTAATATCTTAGGTTCTGATGCTTTCTTTACAGCCCGGTTAAGCACTATAAGAGGCAGAGCAAAAGAAAAAGGTCATGATTTTAATATAACTAAAAAATATCTTAAAGATATATTTCCAAAAGATAAGAAGTGTCCAGCACTAGGAATAGAATTTCAATTAGGAAGTGAAGGTGGTAGGGAGACTTCACCTAGTGTTGATCGTATTGATAATTCAAAAGGTTATATAAAAGGTAACATAGTTTGGGTATCTTCTTTAGCTAATATGATTATGACATCTGCTACACCTCAACAAGTTTTAGATGTGGCTTATTTTTTTAAACAGCAAGTGGAAAATAAAGAATGAACCAACATGAGAAACAACAACAGAACAAAATGGAGAAGAAGAATGAACCAAACAGGTCCACGTAAACAATTTGATAGGGCGCTGTATGAAGTAGCTGACAGGGATGCCAAGCAAGCTACCCTAAAGTATATTAAAGATATGAACTATACTACTATTGATACTACAGAGAGGAAAGACTTTGATATTATCTGCAAAGCTACGGAAAATATCCATCACCTCTATGAAGTAGAGGTTAAGTATTCTTGGAAGGGTGAGTGGAACCCTAGCTGGAAAGAAGTACGTATCCCTTACCGCAAGAACCGCTTGCTACTTAAGTGGAAAAAGGAATATCCTGATGCACTCTTTACATTTATAGTATGGCGTAGCGATTGCAAACAGGCATGGCATATTGATGCTAATATTTTACTTGACTGTGAAGTAAAAGAAGTGTCTAATAGGAATATCAGAGAGGGTGAGAAGTTCTTTCACATACCAGTGGAGGATGCTTGTCTCATTAAGGTATAATGACAACAGCTATAGTTGATATTGAAACAGATAGTTTAAATGCAACAAAGATACATTGTATCGTAGCAAGAAGTTATAAAACTAATAAGGTTAAGGCGTGGGTAGGGCAGGAGTGTTCGGAGTTTGCTAGTTGGTCGCAGCAAATTGATACCTTTATTATGCACAATGGTATCAGCTTCGACGCTCCTGCCCTGAATCGTTTACTTGGATGTAATATAAAGCTTAGTCAGATACGTGACACTCTCATTGAGTCACAGCTTTATAATCCAATACGTGATGGTGGGCACTCTCTTGAAGCTTGGGGTAAAACCCTTGGCTTTGAGAAGGGTGACTTCCATGACTTCGCACACTACTCACCTGATATGTTGGAGTATTGTAAACGTGACACAGAAGTAACACGTCTTGTAGCACAGAAGTTAGAGGTAGAAGGTAAATCGTTCAAGCCTAAAGCTTACGAGCTAGAGTGTAAAGTCAGGGCTATCATAGATAAGCAGCAGAAGAATGGCTTTGCTTTTAAAATAAAAGAAGCCATGATCTTACAGGCTCAGTTACAAGATGAACTGTCTATACTGGAGCGTAAGGCAGAAGAAGACTTTGAACCAACTGAAGTAGTACTAAAGACTAAGACTAAATACATACCCTTCAATATAGCAAGTCGTAAACAGATAGCTGATAGACTACAAGCTAAAGGGTGGAAGCCTACTCAAATGACTGAGAAAGGTAATGTAATTATTAATGAAGCAGTCTTGTCTAAGATTAAGTTACCTGAAGCTAAGATGTTCAATAGATATTTTCTATTGCAGAAACGCACTGGTCTACTAAAGTCTTGGATCATGGCATGTCAAGAAGATAACCGTGTACGTGGTAGTGTGATGACGCTTCGTACTATAACTGGAAGGATGGCACATGCAGTTCCTAATATGGCACAAGTTCCCGCTGTCTATAGCCCTTACGGCAAAGAGTGTAGAGGACTATGGACAGTTGATGATACATCTAAGTATCGTTTGGTAGGTGTGGACGCCAGCGGTCTTGAGCTAAGATGCTTGGCACACTACATGAATGACCCTGAGTATACCAATATTGTATTGACGGGTGATGTACATACAGCTAACCAAGAAAGAGCAGGTCTTAAGACACGGGATCAAGCCAAGACATTTATCTATGCTTTCCTCTATGGTGCTGGTGCAGCAAAGATTGGTAAGGTAGTAGGTGGTACAGCCAAGCATGGACAACAGTTGATAACTAGGTTCTTGAATAACATGCCAGCCCTTAAGCATCTTAGGATGTTGGTCAGTAAAGAAGCTGCTGGTGATACAATAAAAGCTTTAGATGGTAGGCTGCTACACATTAGATCAGAACATGCAGCACTTAACACTTTACTTCAGGGTGCTGGTGCTATAGTATGCAAGCAGTGGCTTGTTCACATCATGGAACGAGTCATTAAAGCTAAGTTAGATGCGAGGTTAGTTGCTTCGATACACGATGAGTATCAATTTGAAGTAGCTATCCCTGACATAGAAAGATTTTGTAGGCTAACAAAGGAGGCAATGACACAGACAACAAAGACACTGAAGATGAAGTGTGAATTAGACTGTGATTATAAAGTTGGAAAAACATGGGCTGATACACATTAAGTAGTTGACACTCCAAATCAGGTAGTGTATACTGATGGAGTTATAGTAGTAGACAAACACAATATCAACAGCCACAATAGTGTGGCACTAAACACAAGGAAAATTAATATGCCTCCAATTCAACCTCTATATTTAACTGGTAAATGCTATTGGGCCTCTGTCGTAGAGCCTAACAGCACGTTTGAACCTGCTTGGCAGGTTGATCTCTGCCTTGATGCAGATACCAAAGCTTTAGTAGAAGGTGCAGGTCTAAATGTACGTAACAAAGAAGATGAACGTGGTGAGTTTGTCACGTTGAAACGTAAGGTGCAGGGCAAGAACGGTCCACGTTCAGCACCTACGGTAGTGGATTCCCAAAACAATCCTTGGGATAAGAAACTTATTGGGAATGGCAGTGTGGTTACAGTAAAGGCACTTCCCTTTGAGTGGAACTATGCAGGTAAGGCAGGTGTGTCTGCTGATCTTGCAGCAGTTCAAGTAGTTGAGTTGATTGAGTATGGGGATGATAAAGATTTTGAAGTTGTAGAGGGTGGTTATGTTAATGATGCCGCTTCTCAAATGGCTGATCTTGAATCAGATGACATTCCCTTTGGTAACTAGGTGAAGGTGGGGTGCTGCATTTTTTTAAGGGTTAGTGTAGCACCCCTATCCTATTATGAAAAATATTAATACAATAGTAGAAGATATCTATGAGTTATTTAATCTCACACCTATAGAACGTGATGAGAAAGAAGTAGATGATCTCATAGATAACTTTGGTGAGATGCTTAAGGTTCACATCAAAGAATTTA